TCACGGTGCAGGAACTTCTGATCAAGCCGCTGGTCAGCCTCCCGTCGGCGGTGCCGTTCATCGGGGCCGCGATCCTCGCCGCGTCGATGATGCCGAATCTGCTCGGCACGACGCTCGTGCCAGAGGCCGCGCCGCCACCGATTTCGCAGACGGACTGGCCGATTCCTCAGAGGATTGCGCCACAGACCCTCAGTTGGGTCCAGACGCGCCCCGAGTATTACGAGGATGAAGTCCCGGCGCATCAAACCGACTGGCCGCTGCCCCAACGCCTCGCGCCGCACACACTGGCGTGGCTACAGGCGCGGCCAGAGTACTACCAGGACGAGATTCCGGCCCATCAGACGGACTGGCCGACGCCGCTGCGCCTGTCATCGCTACACGTTTCGATTGACACGCTCTTTGACAACACGACGAGCGCCGATGCGCCCTTCCGGCAATCTGAGTGGGCGACCCTGGGGCGGCTCCCTCGGGCGCTGCCAGCAAAGTTCGCGCCGAATCTGCTTGGCACGACACTCGCGCCGACCGCCGCGCCGTTCGCCCAGACCGACTGGACGAATCCCGCGCCGACGCGCCAGCCTGCGGCGACGTGGCTTCAGACGCGCCCGATCTTCGCGGAGGATGCCCGACTCATTGGGGCGACCGAGACAGACCTCCCGGCCCCGGCCCGTATCCCGGCGCTGACGTGGCTGCAAACCCGTCCGATCTTTGCGGTAGACGCTCGGCTCGTCGGGGCGACGGCGACCGACCTCCCCGCACCCGCACGGATTCCGGCGCTGACGTGGCTCCAGACACGCCCGATCTTTGCGGTCGATGCGGCCCTGCCGTTTCTCATCAATCCGGCATTACCGCAGGCGCGGCCACTCCCGGCGCTGACCTGGACGCAGAATCTCCTCCAGTCCACGCTGACTCCTGCGGCGGCGGCTCCTATGGTGCCGCCAGCGTGGCCGGTACCGGGTCGCCCTGTCGTCGCCGCCGTGACCTGGATCCAAACGCGCCCAGTCTTCGCGGTAGACGACCGCCTCGTCGGAGCGACCGAGACGGACCTCCCCGCGCCGTCTCGCGCCCCGGCGTTGTCGTGGATACAGAATCTCCTCCAGTCCACACTGACCCCGGCAGTGGCGACGACTCCGGTGGTGCCACTGGAGTGGCCGCTCCCCGGTCGCCCTACCGTCGTCGCGTTGACGTGGCTCCAGACACGCCCGATCTTTGCGAAGGACGAGCCGACGCGGTTTGCCGCCGACTGGCCGTTGCCACGGATCCAGACCGTCCCGGCGTTGACGTGGATCCAGACACGGCCCTCGTTCTATGTCGATAATCCGACACAGTTCGTCCAGAGTTGGCCGAATCCGCAGCCGAGTCCAGCCCCCGCGCTGACCTGGATCTTTAGTGTCTTAGGGACCACGCTCGTTGAGGAAACAATCCCGACGAGGTCGGGCGAGTGGCCGCTGCCGCGTCGGGCGGTGGTGCCTGCGCTCTCCTGGTCGCAACGTCGTCCGCACTACTACGTCGATTCGCCGATCCGCTTCGCGCAGTCGTGGCCGTTGCCGAGTCCCGCTCGACCCATCGCCCTCACATGGATTCAGACACGTCCGATCTTTGCGGAGGACAACCGACTCATTGGGACGGTGGAGACGGACCTCCCCGCGCCGACCCGTGTCCCGGCCTTAACGTGGGTACAAAACCTGTTAGAATCGACCCTCGCGCCCCGGAGCATCATCGTCCGTCGCACGGCGATGTGGCGCGTGGGCCATCGGACACCCTGGAGACTATAAATGGGCTACGCCATCCAGCAATCCAATACGCTTGAGCCGATTCGGTTCCTCCTCGTCCTCAGTGCGGACCACATCACCGGGGCGACGGGCCAAACGCCCACGGTGACGATTGCCAAAAACACCGGGGTCTTTGTCACGCCAGCCGGGGCCGTCACGGAGGTGGGCAACGGATGGTATTCCATCGCCCCCAACGCGGTGGACGCCTCGACGCTCGGGCCGTTGCTCCTCCATGCGACCGCCACCGCCTGCGACCCGACTGACGACCAGTACGATGTCGTCAGTTACAATCCGACCTCGTTCGCGCCCACCTCGATACCGGTCGGCCCCTCTGCCGTCACCGCGCTGGAGTTGATCCAGGATGCGTTCGACATCATTGGTGTGCGGTCGGAACTCGAAACGATGGAGTCGAACGACACGGCGTTGGCCCTGCGGCTCCTCAATCAACTGATTGGTCAATGGTCGCTGATGGCCCTCACCATTCCCGTGACGGCGCGTGAAGTGTTCACCCTCGTCGCCTCGCAGGGGGGTCCCACCAACCCGTACACCATTGGGGTCGGTGGTGATTTCGACACGACCCGTCCGACATCGATCAGTGCGGTCAGTGTCCTCGTCACCAGCGGCAGCACCGACTTTGAAGTGCCCTGCGCCCCCTACACGGAGTCGGCCTACTGGTCGATTGTGACGAAGGACACGGCGTCCACGCTCCCGGCGGCGTATTACTTCTCAGCCACCTACACGTCCGGGTGGGCCTCGCTCTATCTCTATCCCGTGCCGAGTGTCGCGAACGACCTCGTCATTTATCGACCGATGCAACTCAGTTCGTTCACCAGCTTGACGACGGCGTATGACCTCCCGCCTGGTGCGGCAGACGCGCTCACCTACGCCTTGGCGCGGCGATTGGCCCGACCGTATCAGCGGGTCTGGTCGCCAGACCTCATGCAGGACGCGAATGATGCCCTCGCCCTCTTTAAGCGGTCGAATACGCGCATGATCGACTTGACCTTGGATGTGGCGCTGACCACCGAATCGAGTGGGCGCGGTGGGTGGGATATCGAGACGGGGGCGTAAATGCCTGTCGTCCCTTTTGAGCCGTTTATCGGCGCGGAGTATCGATCCGAGAGCGTCAATGTCGCTCGGTCGGAATTGATCAACTTCTACGTCGAAAAAACCGCGTCTCCGACCGATACGGCGCCGTTTCCGGCGTCGTTGTTGTCCACACCCGGTATTACGACGTTTGCGAGTGGGATGCTGGCCCCGATTCGCGGCATCTTCGCGCAAGACGGGCGCGTGTTTTGTGTCGGCGGGTCCAATCTCTATGAACTCAACGGGGCGGGGGTCGCGACCTCGCTCGGGCGCATGAAATCAGACCTCTCGCCCGCCACGATGGCGAGTAATGGTCACGGTGGACACCAGTTGATGGTGACGAGCGCGGGACACAGCTATCTTTACGACCTCGCGCTCGGCACGTTTGGCGAAATCAACCTCTCGCCGGTCCCGAGTCACGCGGTGATGTGCGATTACCTGGATGGGTACTTTCTCGCGTCCCAAGCGACGACCAGCACGTTTTTCATCAGCGCGGTGAACAACGGTACTATGTGGGATCCGCTGGATTACGGGCAGACCTCCTCAAGTTCGGACGCGCTCCTCGCGATGCGGGTCGTGTCGCGGAATGTCTGGCTCTTCGGGTCGGTTCGCACTGAAATCTGGGTCAACCAAGACCCGGCGAGTACGTTTCCCCTCGCGCCGATTCAGCCCTTGGTCGAGACGGGGATTGCCGCCCCGTGGTCGCTGGCCGAAACAGCCGGGTCGCTCTGTTTTGTCGGGTCCACCACGGATGGGTCCGCGATGGTGTATCAGACCCAAGGCTACGCGGTGGTGCCGATTTCGACCCCGAGTGAGAATCGCATCCTGTCGCTGCTGCCCGACTTGTTCAACATACGCGGCTATGCGTATCAGGAGCGGGGGCATACGTTCTATGTGTTGTGCCCGTCCACGGGACCGGCCTTGGTCTGCGACCTCACGACGGGCGTCTGGCATCGACGCGGCGTGTGGAATGCGGGCGCGGATGCGTATGACCCGTTGCATCAATGGTGTCATGCCTACGGATTCGGCAAACATCTCGTCGGGGATCAGATCACCGGCACGGTGTATGAGCAGTCCATCGACATCGGGACCGATGATGGCATCCCGATCAGGCGTGTGCGGACGGCCCCCCATGTCAACGCGATGCAGCAATATTTGTTCGGCTCCCAGGTCGCGATTGGGTGTGAGACGGGGTTGCGAACCAACACAGGGTCCGCACCGACGATTGACCTGTCCTTCAGCCGCGATGGGGGGCACAGTTTTAGTGCCCCGGTGAGTCGGTCCATGGGCGCACAGGGCGATTATCGGCGGCTGGTGAAATGGAACCGGACCCCCGGACGCTTTCACGATTTGGTTCTACGCGCCGTGACCACCTCGAGCGAATCGGTACGCCTCTACTCATGCGAACTCCGGATTGACCCCGGCACCGACCAGCGCTAGATGGCGAATCCCTTTCCGCCCCTCCTCACGCCGATTGTGCCGGGTGAGACTGTCACCCCGCATTGGGCGAACTACTTTTCCGCATTGCAGCGACTACCGGAGGTGGGGGTGCCGGTCGTCACGCCGCCCGTGGTGCCGGTCGTGCCGACGCCGATCACGCGGGTGGTGGGGGTCACGGTCGATGGCGCGGGGTCGGTCATCACGACCGGGGTGAAGGGCTACCTCCGGATGCCGGTGGACGCGACGATCACGCAAGCGGTGATGCTGGCCGACCAAACGGGCAGCGCCGTCATCGACGTATGGCGCAGTCCGTTTCCGTCGTATCCGCCCACGTCTGCCAATGCGATTACCGCGTCCACGCCGCCGACACTCTCCACGGCGGCGTCCTCGATGGACGTGGTGCTGGCCGGATGGTCTACCACGATCACGGCGGATGATGTGCTGGCGTTTTCCGTGACAAGCGCCACCACCGTGACGCGGGTGACGCTGGAACTCACGGTGGTGTCCTGATGCCGGTGTACTGGTCGGATGATTTCGAGACGACGACCGCGTTGTCGCTCGACTACACCATCGTGGTGGACATGGTGAAGTCTGCCGGAATCGGTCCTGACGGCAGTCAAGGCATCACGGGAGCGGGGACCAATTCGCAGAAATACTACGCCGAGATCGACAAACGCCTCACGCCGAACTCGCGCCAAGGGTATGTCTCGCTCGACATCAAAGCCTCTACGACCTTGGCGACCGGTTCATTTGGTCATTGGTTGCTTGAGGTGCGGTCGCCGACCGATGTCACCTTCCTCGACCTCTATACCGCTGGGGCGACTCCGGGGGATTGGAGCTACAGTTGCGCCCAAAACTTCGGCGATATTGCGGTCGTCCTGGGTGGCACCTGTATCGTCGGTATCAGTGGGGCGTATGCGGGGGGGACGTATTTCACGCTGGAAGTGGAGTTCGAAACCTCCTCGATTCTGGCTGGCGTCCGACAAGCAGACGGGTGGGTGAAAGTGTGGGTGGACGATGTGTTGGAAGCGGATTTGACGGGTCAGGTGTTTGGTGCCTACCACGCGATCAATAATCCCA